CTCCTTACAGAAACATTTAAGGAGGAAATGACGACTAGAAGAAAATATGAATTTAAAAATAGTAAAGGAGAAAAAATTATAGATTTATATTTTCCACCTTTGACTAGGTTTGACAGAAAACGCGCACAGGAGCTAGCAGGCACGGACGAAGCCTTAACAGTATCGACACAACTACTTTGTCAAATGGCAGAATTAGAAGACGGTACAAAGGCTTTCAGCATGGCAGACGCGCCAAACCTACAAAGAGAATTACCTGAAAAAGTACTTAATGAAATTGAATTATTTTTATTTCAAATTGATCTTGATTTAGATACAGCAAAAAAAGAGTAAGAGGGGATAATTGGCTAAATTTTGAATTTTTCCTAGCAACAGAACTTAGTAAAACATTATATGAGTTAAGAACTTCTTTAACAGAAGAGGAGCTTATATATTGGGCTGCATATTATGAAGTTAAGAATGAAAGAGAAAAAAGAGAATCTAATCGTCAAAAAGCAAATAGGAGGTAATATATAATAAAGTCTTTTTTTATTTGTGGCACAGGCTAATGTAAAACTTACTGTAAATGCAACGCAAGCCACAAGCGCATTAAAAAGCGTACAGAATCAAACAAAATTAGTTAATTCTGGTGTAAATAGATTAAAAACAGCATTAGCAAGTGTTGGAATAGGATTATTAGCAAAAAATACCATAACAGCAGCAACAAGTTTTGAGAAGTTAAACCAAAGATTAAAAATACTTACAAAAGAAAATGGAACATATAGCCAATCTTTAAATCTTGCAACAGAAGCACAAACAAAATTTGGATTAAGTTCAATTGATGCTTTAGAAGGTGTTACAAATTTACAAGCTAGACTTGCGCCACTAGGATCGACAATGGATGAAATAACGGCAATATTTAATGGATTTAACACGGCAGCAATACTTTCAGGAGCATCGGCACAAGAACAAGCGGGAGCTATGCGTCAATTAACGCAAGCTTTAGGTTCAGGAGTTTTAAGAGGTGATGAATTTAACAGTATTTCTGAACAAATGTCTGCTGTTTTAAAACCAATAGCAGATCAACTTGGAGTGAATGTAGGCGCATTAAGAGAAATGGCAGCAAATGGCAAAATTACAAAAGATGTTGTTGTCGCTGCATTTAAAGAAATAGAAAAAGAAGGCGGTAAAGCATTAAAAGAATTAATAAAAAATGATCCGACAATGGTGTTTAAAGTTCTTAATAATGAAGTTGAAAAACTTTCAATTGAAATTGGTAAAGTTTTAACCCCTGCCGTTTTAGATGCGACCTCTGCATTTACTTCTTTATTAAGAGGATTAAATAATTTTTTAAATACTTCAGAAGGACAAACGGCGTTGGTTATTACTGGAATCGCTTTTGCTGTTAAAGGTCTAAGTGTTGCAAGTGGTTTTTTATCAGCATCTTTAACTGTTTTAATTGCAAAATTTAAATTAACGAGTGCGGGCGCTATAGCTTTAGCAAAAGCACAATCAACAGCTTCGGTAACGACTAAAGCATTAGCAATAGCAACGGGAGGTTTAACATTAGCTCTTAAGGCTTTACCTTTAGTTGCAATTGCAACTGGTTTTGTTCTTTTAACTAATGCAATTATAAAGGCAATAAATAAACAAAAAGAATTTAACAAATTATTAGAGGAAGGCAGTTCAACAGATATACAAAATGAAATAGATAGAATCACTAAATCAGTTGAAAAATTACAAGAAAAGAAAGACAAGGTTGACGGAAGTATGATTAATATATTTACTGTCGATCAACAGATTGAACTTGAAGGATTACTTAAAAAATTAGATAAATTAAAGGAAAAATTAGTTATTGCTCAAGGTGTTGAATTATTCAGAGATTTTGAAAAAACAAAAAATGCTTTAGAAGAAAAAAATAAAAAATTAAAAGAAAGTGTTCAAAGATCAAAAATTGCGACAGAAGAAGGTAGAAAACAATTTGATATTGAATTAAGAAGGCAAGAACTTATTGAAAAATATGGCGAAGAGTTGGCAAACACGATCTTAGAATTAGAGGAAGAAAATAGAAAACTTGATGAAGGTGCTAAAAAAATTAAAAAGAAAGGAGAAGAAGCTGAAAAGTTAAAAGAAAAATTTGCTGCTGTTGGTCAGGAAATAGAACAAAATATTAAAGATGAATTAAAAGAAGCGATAAAAGGAGCAAAATCTTTTGGTGATGCAATGAATGCTGTATTAAATAAAATACAAGATAAATTAATTGAGTTAGCAATTGATGATTTATTTAGTGGAATAAATAAAAAAGATAAAGGAGGTGGAATTGGTGGTTTTATTGGGAATATTCTTGGAGGACTATTTGCAGACGGAGGTAGGCCACCAGTAGGAAAAGCTTCTATTGTTGGAGAGAAAGGGCCAGAATTATTTATTCCCTCTACTGCTGGTACAATAATTCCAAACAATAAATTAGGAGGTGGAGACAGTATTACAAATATTGTTAATGTGTCAGTAGATGCTTCTGGTAGCTCAGTTGAAGGTGATGACGCGACATCACAACAGCTTGGTCAAACAATAGCTCTTGTAGTCCAAGAAACACTTGTCAGAGAAAAAAGAAATGGAGGTTTATTAGCATAATGGCAACTTTTCCATCAATAAAACCAGCATACGGAGAAACGCAAACCATTGAACAAGATAATATCGTTGTAAAACTTGGTGATGGTTATGAACAAAGATTAGTTAGAGGACTTGCAGCGAACAAGAGATACCATATTGTAACTTTAGTTTTTAATATTTCACAGTCAGATGCAGATACTATTAATACTTTTCTAAATGCACGTTTTGACGACCAAGATGCTTTTCAGTACACAATAGGAGGCGAAAGTTCTGCAAGAAATTTTATTTGCACCCGAAGATCAAGTTCAATTCCTATAAATGCAAGAGTTACAATGAATTTAACTTTTAAAGAAGTATTTGAACCCTGATGGCTATACCACATTCAGAATTACAAAAAATTAATCCAAATTCAATTATCGAACTTTTTGAACTGGAGCTTGTAGAGGGTTTGCATTATGCGACAGGAAATCCATCTAATGTTCCTACCATTTACAGATTTCATTCTGGAACTAATATTGACAGTTATGCAAATATAGTATGGCAGTCAAATACTTACGAAAGATTCCCAGTTGTTGCCTCTGGTTATGAATATGCTGGCAAAGGACAAATTCCCAGACCACAAATTATTATGAGCAATTTAGGCGGTATTACAAGATTAGGGTCAGTAATAAGAGTAACAGACTTGCTTGTTTCAGTTAATCTAGTAACTCCACACAATGATTTGTTAGATGCCAAACTTACAAGAAGAACTTTAACTGCTGATGCTTTAGATGCTTCTAATTTTAGTGGAGGCACTAACCCATTTGGTACACCAAGTTCAAATGAATTTCCTAAAGAAATACATTTTATAGATAGAAAAATACAAGAATCTAGGGATGCTGTACAGTTTGAGTTAGTTAACAGGCTTGATATGCAAAATAAAAGAATCCCTGCAAGACAAGTAACAAGAAAAGATTTTGAAGGTGTAGGAACTTTTGTAAATTAATGAATGAACACTGCAAAAAACAAGCTATTGCTCATGCAAAAGAAGAGCAACCAAATGAATCTTGTGGTTTATTTTTAAAAACAGAAAAAGGTTATGAATATTTTAAGTGTGAAAATGCTGCCCATGAATTTGAAACAAATACTTTTGTTATAAATCCTTTTGACTATGCCGATGGAGAAGATAAAGGAGAAGTTGTTGGAATAGTCCATAGTCATCCAAATAATATTTTAAAATTTTCAGAACCAGATATATCTAGTTGTGATGCAATTCAAATACCTTTTTATTTAGTTTGTCCAGATTTAGATAAAATGATTGTAATAACACCCAAAGATGATGCTTAAAAAAATAAAAATTTACGGTGTTTTAAGAAAATATACAGGACAATCTGAATTTATGGCTGATGTAACTTCACCACATCAGGCTTTTAGTTTTTTGTTTTGTAACTTCAAGGGTCTTGAGGAGAAGATGGCAAACCAGATTTATTGTGTTCAAGTAGGAGATAAAAAAATCACACAGGATTCGATGAACATGCAAACAGAACAAGATATAAAAATTATTCCTATAGTTCACGGTAGTGGTATCTTTGGATTGATATTTGCAGGCGTAAAATATGTTGTCGGAAAATATGTAAAGAAAAAAGTTCTTCAGTATGTGATTACTTATGTTGCAACTGATTTAATAGTTAGGGGGGTTAATAATTTAATTACAAATAATCAGGAGAACCAAAATCAACAATCAAGACAAGATCCACTTGACCCTGCGGCTTTAGCTTCAAATTATTCATTCACAGGGCTGACAAATATTAGCCAAGCTGGTATTCCAGTTAATATTGCATATGGCGAAATCTTGGTTGGTTCTATTGTGGTATCAAATGGTATTGATACAGTTCAAGTGGAGGGTACAAACTAATGTCTATAAAAGAATTTAATCAAAGTACAACATTTTCAAATCCTGACTTACCAAGTGGAGCTTTATCTTCAAAACAATTTAATACAATAGTTGAGCTACTTTCTGAGGGCGAAATAGAAGGAAGTGCAACAGCATCAAAAAATGGCATCACAGATAAAACTTCAACAGCTTATATAAACAGTTTTAAAAAAGATATTTTTTTAAATCAAACTCCAATATTACAATCGGCTGCTAGTGTCACAGCACCAAATGATAGTGATTTTAATTTTAAAGATGTTGGTTTTGAATTTAGAGAAGGCACATCAAATCAAACTTTTATTTCTGGTATAAAAAATATTGAAACAGAAGTTGGTATTGGAACAACTGTAACAACAACAAATCCAGTAACACATACAGTTAGTCAATCAAATATAAACGCAGTAAGGGTTACGCTTCAATTCCCCTCTATGCAAGTGTTCAATAGTGAGGGTGGTATTGATGGAACAGAGGTTAATTTATTAATTAAAATTATTGAAAATGATGGCACAACTACAACAGCAGTTAATGACACAGTAAAAGGACGATCAACAAATGCTTATAACAGAGATTATTTAATAAATTTAAAATCTGGTACAAGTTTTCCTGTTCAGATAAGAGTTGAAAGAGTGACAGCAGACAGCACAGATTCAAAGACTGTCAATGCTTTTAGGTTTTCAAGTGCAACAAATATAATTATGACTCAAAATGCCTATCCAAATACGGCTCATGTAGGATTGCGTTTTAGTGCAGAGAAATTTCCAAGAATCCCAAATAGACGTTATCGCATAAGAGGAATAAAAGTAAAAATTCCAAGTAATGCAACAGTAAATGCTACTCATGGCAATCTTACTTATGCTGGGACTTGGGATGGAACATTTAAGGCTGATAAAGAATGGTGTTCAGATCCATCGTGGATACTTTACGATCTTTTAATTTCTGAACGCTTTGGGTGCAATATTCCAGAAGCTTCCCTTGATAAATTTACTTTTAAAACTGTTAGTGAATACTGTGGAGCGTTGATTGATGATGGTTCTGGAACAGGATCTACGGAGCCACGCTTCTCTGTAAATATTTCATTGACTCAGCAAGATGAAGCATTTAACGTGATAAACGCCTTATGTGGGGCTATGAGAGCCATAGCTTTTTATGCCGATGGAACTGTAGCTATAAAACAAGATGCCGAAGGTCAGGCTACAAAATATATTTTTAATAATTC